CGCGTCTGGTGTAGCAGGTGCAGCCGGTGCATACGGCGGTGGCGGTGCTAGCATTAATGCAGCATTTGTGGGTGCTGCTGGCGCTGTCGGCGCTGTTCGCATTATGTGGGGTTATGGTCGCGCCTATCCTTCAACTAATACGGGTAACTTGTAATGGAACTATATATTCAGGTTGTTGATGGTCAACCCATTAATCATCCAATTTTAGGCGACAACTTCCGGCAAGCATTTCCAGACGTAGATACGGACAATTTGCCGGATACTTTTGCTCGGTTTGAACGTATTCCATGCCCCGCCGCCTCTGAAGGAATGATTATAACTAATGCAGAATGTCGGTATGAATGGAACAACGGTACTGTTAAAGACGTTTGGTACATAACAGAAGCTAATAATGGATAACGAACTACAAAAATACTACGAAGATCGCTTCAGTATGATGGCGACGCAGGGATGGCTAGACTTAATGGACGACATTGATAACATGATCGAGCCGTTAAACAATATATCCGCTATTCTAGGCGAAAAAGAATTACAATTTAAGAAAGGCGAGATGTCAATTTTGACATGGCTGAAAACCTTAAAACAGGCCAGCGAACTTGCTTATGAGGGTTTAAATGAAAAGAATTTATGAATTTGCCTGCGGGAGCGGGCAACGCATTGAACGGTTTGTTGATTATGAGACAACAACAGTTGAGTGTAAATGTGGTGCTTTAGCCGACCGCATTATATCCGCGCCAAGTTTTAACTTAGAAGGCTGGTCAGGAAATTTTCCAACTGCACACGCAAAGTTTGAAAAAAGACACGTAGATAAGTTAAAATCGGAGCAAAAGGCGAACAGATAAGCAGAAATGCGCTGTTCATGTGTAATCCTGAGAACCAGTTATGGCAGGAAAAGGAACCCACAATATGATTATTGATAACGACCCAGAGTTGCCTAGTGAGTTAGAAGTTGAAGAACAGAAAATTGAGCAAGTCCACGAGGTTCCCGACAGATACAGGGGCAAATCACTCGAAGACGTAATGAAGATGCACCAAGAGGCTGAGAAAGTCATTGGTCGTCAAGCTCAAGAAGTAGGTGAAGTCCGTAAATTAGCGGACGAACTCATCAAGCAAAACCTCGCGTCGAAGCCACAATCTATTGAAAAGGACGAGCCGGAAGTAGATTTTTTTGAAGATCCACAGAAGGCAATTCGCAACACGATTGATAAACATCCCGATGTGCTCGCTGCCCGTAAAGCCGGTATCGACTTCAAACGGATGCAAACGCAGCAAAAGCTATCGCAAGAACATCCTGATTTTGGTCAGATTGTTCAGGATCAAGACTTTGTTAATTGGGTGAAATCGTCCAATATTCGTCTTGGTTTGTATGCGAAAGCGGATGGCGAGTTTGACTATGATTCTGCTGACGAATTGCTGTCCACGTACAAACAACTTCGTGGTGTTAAGGCCAAACAGACTGAGCAAACTGGTGAAGTTACTAGGAAGCAAAATATGAAGGCCGCACAAGTTGATAGTGGTGGTACTGGGGAAAGTTCAAAACGTATTTACCGTCGGGCTGACCTAATTCGGCTGAAAATGAATGACCCAAACCGTTACGATGCCTTGTCTGATGAAATCATGCAAGCATACGCAGAGGGTCGCGTTAAATAACTTTTTAAGGAATACATCATGCCAACTGCATTTTCCCCCACAAATAGTGTAACAACCACTACCGCAGCAACATTCATCCCAGAAATTTGGAGTGACGAAATTGTGGCGGCATACAAAAAGAACTTGGTTCTTGCGAATGTCGTCATGAAGATGAACTTCCGTGGCAAGAAAGGTGACACCGTTCACGTTCCTGCTCCTACTCGCGGTGCTGCATCGGCTAAAGGCGCAACTAACGCTGTTACGCTGATCGCTGCAACTGAGACCGAAGTTCAAATCAGCATCAACAAGCACTACGAATACAGCCGTTTGATCGAAGACATCGTCGAAGCTCAAGCTCTGAATTCGCTGCGTCAGTTCTATACCAGCGACGCTGGCTATGCTTTGGCTAAACAAGTTGATACCGATCTGGTTCAACTGGGTCGTGCATTTAACGGTGCTACCGTTGGTACTGATGACTATGCAACGTCGAATACCACCACCAAAGCCTATATCGGCGGCGATGGTACGACTGCTTACAACTCGACAAGCACCAACGCTTCGGCTCTGACCGATGCTGCCATCCGTCGTACTATTCAACGTCTGGATGACAACGACACGCCAATGGACGGTCGTTTCTTCATCATCCCACCATCAAGCCGTAACACGCTGATGGGCTTGGCTCGCTACACTGAGCAAGCATTCGTGGGCAATGGCGATGCGATCCGCAATGGCGAAATCGGCAACCTGTACGGTATCCCAGTGTTCGTGACTTCCAACGCCGACTTCGGTGCTGGTTCGTCGGGCGCTGACCGTATCTGCCTGATGGGTCATCGTGATTCGATGGTGTTGGTTGAGCAAATGGCAGTTCGCTCGCAGACTCAGTACAAACAAGAATACCTCGGTACTCTGTTTACTGCTGACACCCTGTACGGCGTGAAAGCCATGCGCACTGCTGCTACCACTGGCGCTGCCCTGTCGTCTTCGGCATTCGCATTGGCCGTTCCTGCCTAATTAACCTGCTCCTCTTCGGAGGGGCTTTAACCTATTAGGAGAGTAATATGGCTGCTGCTACTTCCGTAGTATCCCGTCGGGGTAATGACCAGTTTCGCGGTATTTTTAGCGATACTTGGGTTGTAAAATGCACGCTGGACGCCGGTTCACTGGTTGACGGTGCTGGTGAAACTGATACCATTGCCGTTCCTGGCGTGGCATTGGGCGATATGGTGCTGGGTTGCTCTACCGCCGTCGATGAAGTTGGTCTTATCGTCGAAGGTTATGTAAGTGCTGCTGGTGTTGTCTCGCTGCGTATCCAGAATGAGTCTGGTTCTACTGTAGACTTAGCTTCCACGACAGTTCGCGTGGTTGTTGCACGTATGGTATAAGGATTGGGGGCTTGCCCCCAATTTTTTGGAGATTATATGGCTACTTTTCGCTGTGTTTTAAGCGGTACGGTGATAACTTTTGTCCACCAGCATGATATTGATTCCATGCGTGGGCATGAAGGTTACGTTCGCTTGGATGAAACAGACGAAAAAGTAGGTGAGATTCGTACTGATACTGCTTTTGCGCCGCCACAAAGACGGCCAGGCCGCCCACGAAAGATTCAACATGTCTGAAATTGATCCCCGCGAGTTTGGCAAACTAGAAGCACAAGTACAATCATTGCAGAATGAAGTACATGCTATGAGCGCAGATGTTAAATCGCTGCTGGCCTTGGCTAATAAATCCAAAGGCGGCTTTTGGGGCGGTATGATGGTCGCGTCTGCGGCAGGTGGCTTATTTACTTTCTTTGTAGATAGGATTTTTCGATGAAAAAACCCGCTAAAATTGGCAAAGTAATGAGTGAGTACAAAGAAGGCACGTTGCACTCAGGTAAGGGCGGCCCTGTTGTAAAGTCTCGCAAACAAGCTGTAGCTATCGCAATGAGCGAGGCAAAGATGCCTATGCGTGGGCAACGTACCTATAAGAATAAGGCAATGAAATGAAGGGCGTACCGCATTACTTGCCAAATGGCAAACTTTACACTGGCGCAACTCATAAAGCAGGTAAAACGCTAATGACAGGTGTAAAGCATACAAAAGATAGCAAAGTTTTAACTCATACTAAACCTAAAGAGTCAAAATGAAAACCGGACTTTACGCAAACATTAACGCAAAACGCAAGCGTATCGCTGAAGGATCAGGCGAGAAAATGCGTAGGGTAGGTGCTAAAGGCGCTCCGACTAAGGCTGATTTTAAAGAGTCGGCAAAGACTGCAAAGAAAAAGAAATGATTAAACGCGGCAAAGAAGAATTTGATGGCTATAACAAGCCTAAAAAGACTCCTAGCCATCCCACCAAGAGCCATGTTGTACTGGCTAAGAGTGGAGATCAAGTAAAGCTGATTCGCTTTGGTCAACAAGGCGTATCAGGTAGCCCCGATGGTAGCAAGCGTAACGAAGCATTTAAAGCGCGGCACGCTTCTAATATATCGAAAGGTAAAATGTCTGCTGCCTTCTGGGCAAACAAAGTTAAGTGGTAATTTATCTACAGGCTTCTCCCCGCTCGGGATAGGTAAAAGCCATATCTATTAGGACAAAGAAATGACCTTTCTTGATATGGTTAATGACATTCTTGTGCGTCTGCGCGAGCCTACGGTTGTTACTACTGACGACACGGCCTATTCGCGTTTGATAGGCACGATGGTCAAAGATGCCAAAGTACAAGTAGAAGATGCGTTCTCATGGAACGCGCTAGGTACGTGGGTCGAAGTTGCTACGATTCCTGGCACTTCAGAATACACCCTGTCTAATATTGGCCCAAAATTCCAAGTAACCGATGCGATAAATACTACGTCAAATGTTGGCTTGGTGCAGATTCCGTTTTCTACGATGAATCGGTATTTAAACTTTAGCGTTTCATCGACAATCCAAGGCATCCCGCAGTTTTATAACTTTGATGGTGTAGATACCAGTTCAGCGTACTACGACGTAAAGTTTAACGTTTATCCTATACCTGACGCGGTATACACGCTTAGATTCTCCCTGATCGCGCCTCAAGCTGATCTTATCAATGATTACATGGTTCCTTTGGTTCCTAGTAAATTGATTGTTCAGAACGCTTATGCGCGAGCTTTGGTTGAGCGCGGTGAAGATGGCGGGTTGAATTCATCCGAAGCCTACGCCTTATACAAGTCCATGTTGGCTGATTACATTGCTTTGGAAGCTACACGCACGCCAGAGAACATGGAATTTATTGCAATATGAGCCAGCAAATTCAAACCTTTAGTATTTCAGCCCCAGGCTTTTACGGGCTAAATACACAAGACTCGCCATTAGATTTGGCGTCTGGATTTGCTCTGTCTGCGATGAATTGCGTAATTGATCGCTATGGTCGTATTGGAGCACGTAAAGGGTGGGAGAAAGTAAATTCGGCTACGGGCGCATTGGCTGGCGCTGATGTTAAGGTAATACATGAACTTATCCAAAATGATGGCACGCTTACAATTCTATTTGCAGGCGGCAATAAGTTATTTAAGCTAGATGGCAGCAATGCCGTAGTACAGCTTACTTATGGGGGTGGCGGTACTGCCCCGACTATAACGGCTGATAACTGGCAATGCGCGTCGCTTAACGGCATTACGTATTTCTTTCAAATAGGCTACACCCCGCTTATTTATGATCCCGTGGTCAGCACTACAACTTATCGCCGTGTATCTGAGAAGACAGGCTATGTAGCTACAGTTCAAAACTGTAATATTTGTATTTCCGCTTATGGTCGTTTATGGGCAGCTACTACTGCGGCTACTAACAACACAGTCTACTTTTCTGACCTTTTGTCTGGGCATATCTGGTCTACTGGTACTGCGGGGTCGTTAAACTTAGCTAACGTATGGCCTAACGGGCCGGATGAAATAGTTGGACTAGCCGCGCATAACAACTTTTTGTTTATCTTTGGTAAACGTCAGATTCTTGTATATAGCGGTGCTACTACGCCGTCTACGATGACGCTATACGATACAGTTGGTGGTATTGGCTGCATTTCGCGGGATTCAATTCAGAATACAAATACGGACGTAGTGTTCTTATCTAATAGCGGCGTGCGGTCTGTTCTGCGTACTATTCAAGAAAAGTCTGCCCCATTCCGCGACATTAGCAAAAACGTTCGTGATGATCTGATGAACTACGTTGCGGCTGAAGTGCCAGCCAACATAAAAGCTGTCTACTCTGAAAAACATGCGCTATATCTTTT